GCGGGCTGGTGAAGCCTCCCTGACAACCATCGCTACAAAATGTAATGCCGTGAAGTAGTCCGTGAAAAAAGTTTGCACAGGAGTGTCCACGATGAAGAATGAACTTGCAAATGAAATGCTGCATGTTAGGAATGTAAAGGAATCGTTCGCCCGTATTAAAAAGATTTCCTAAAACCGTCGGGCCTATCGAACTACTCATGAGCCTAAGTTTGTAGGTAGGCGATGCGTCGGTTAGAATGGCTATGTCAATGAGGGGGACAATCATCTTTGGATGGTTGAAGAAGTTTCATCGAGTGAGATCAGACGCGTGATCGCTTCATGTGGAATATCACTCGCTGAGCTTGGGCACGCGCCTGATTATTTTGAGCAATATTACCCCGAATGTGTCAGTAAAGGTCTTATTCATAAACGGGAACACTTAGGGTGGAAATTGCCTTTGAAGCCTAATATGGACTTGTCCCCGTTTATGGTGGTTGAGACGCGTTCTCTACAACCACCAGTTGGATGTGCTCATTATCGCAGATTAGACGCATATAACGATCATGTGAGACTCTCTGGTTCTGAGTGTCAGGATCGAAACATGAGCATTTGTCCTAGCCTGAAGTTCTACTCCCATTTGTAGAGGCGCTAGGAAATCTCATACGGTAGAGCTTTAGAGACGGCTCAATAACTTTGCTGTTGCGGTACCAAATCCCGTATATCCAGCAAGGTTGTACATGACAAACTCCCTGTGGGGATGGTCTTTTGCTAGTACTCAACGTGTCCCGTCAATTCTATAGGCGCTCTGCTTCTACGCCATTGCAAAACTTAGTTACATCCTCATCCCTCCATGGTCTTAAATTTCAAGGAATTTGTTTCGAAATAGATCCAATGTTGGGAAATGCCTAACATAATCGACGGTGTTATGCGATATAAGAGTTGCAACTAATGGTGTCTCACCGACGTGACTCGTGCGGGATATATGGCTCACGTCAGAAGTGTGGACCCACTGAAAGCCTCAGCCTACGATGCGGCTTATTAAAAAGCTGTGTAGGAACATTTCATTGAAGAGAAATATGAGTTCATGACCAAGACAGGCGAGATTTTTATTCGAGATTATAACGCCACTAGTTAGACCAATCGCCCGCGAGCGCTCTACCCCCCTCCATTTTCTTAGAGAGCAATCTTGGGTCATCTTTCCTATATTATGACTCGTATAGCAAAGCATAACTGCCCGGAGTTTCTATCCGGTTTGGAGCTTGAAAACTTCGAGAACGTCATGAGCGAGTTTATGCCAAAGGAGCGGGGATGGCAAACCGTCTCGATTGATGGATCAAGTCATGATTCGCATCAGGATAGCT